ACAAATTCAATCATTAAAGATAAGGGAAGATTCCTTCAACATTCAACACACCAATCATGGGTAATGGGAGCATAAAATGGCTATAAGTCGAGGAGCAGGAACAGAAATAATACGGACTGCACTTTTTGAAGAAGTGGATAATACTGGTAGAATTCTAATCTTTGGTGCCCAGCACCATATTTATACTGTTTTAAGTGTCGTATGTGAAGCAAGATCTGTGACTGGTGCTTCAGATTGGGTGAGGATGTATTTAAAAGGATACGATACAGTAGTAGGGGAAACCGATCAAGATATTTTTATTTTCCAGGAGGTAATGACGAACGATCAAACTTTTGTCTGGAATGACAAATTCTCTTTCAATGGTCATGAGCCAACTGACTTTACAGGGCCAATGGATTCAATAGTAAAACAGGATGCTATTGCAGATCAAGGTTCAAATGTCCCACAAAAATTATTTATTGATGCACAAGATAGTGGAAGTAATTTTCATGTGATGGTTACTTTTATTGACCAAAACAACGCATAGGAGAAACCATGAGTGGAATAATCGGAGGAGCAGGAAGCAAGTCAGGTGTTATCGGCACAACTGAACTGGATTATGAGGAAGGGAGTTATACGGCAACGATGACATCCGCTTCTGGTAGTTTTGCAAATTTTGCTCAGAATACTGGGCGTTATATACTTACGGGTAAACTTGTTTGGGTGAGAGTTGAATTTAAAATAGGTGCTAGCGGAAATGGAAACGCTTCAGGGGATCTTTACTTTAATTTACCATTTGCAGTTAAAAGTCAAGGTAGTATTCATGGTATAGACTTTATTGCTACAGGTAGTGAACAATATGCTACAGGTACTATGTTGCAAGGTAGGTTCCAGCGTGGTTTAAACAGCTTGGTTAATATTAAAACAAACGATCATGCGAATATTGGGCCAGCCAATAATTACAGTTACGTTATGAGTATGCAATACGAGGTAGCTTAAATGGAAAACATATTTAATAAAATAGAGGTAACATCCGATCATAAGCATTTCCAGATTCGAGAACTAAAAGACGATGGAGGTTGGCACAGAAGATTGTTACTGTGTGGTGAATCTCTTGCAGAAGATGAACACCAAGAAGTTAAAGACAAAGCAGAAGCAGAATGGACTGATGAAGTAAAGACTGCTTGGACTACTTATCAAGCAGAACAAAAAGCATTAAATAATCTGGAGTAACTATGACACGAAGCAGAACTAACGCAGATCAAGCCAGAACAGAGTCGCTGAATGTAGTACCACACATTATCCCAGATGTGCTACATCCTGCAATTGCTGGTAAGTTACTAGACGGTTCTACGGCACACGGCTCAATCTATGGTGTTGCTCAAGCAGACGGACGGATGTACTACTACACAGACATTAAAGGAAGTAAGCCTATTAAAGACCCTAGAATTGGCGCACACTTTGGGAGTCAGAGGCATACTACAAGATCATTGCAACTGTTAGAACAAGAGACTGCAACTCATGGAGAAAATGTTCATTCAGTAGATGGTAGAAATTGGATGAGAACAGTTAATGGAACCAGTTCGACTGCATGGATAGTAGAAAATAGTCTAAATGGAAATTCAATAATGATCAAAGAATATGCACACGGATCTTTTATAGAAATAACAGGATATTTTAATGATATAAATTTTGTAGTTGAAACTGGGTCAACTAGAGGTGATGACTGTGATGTATATGTAAATGGTGGTTCAGCTACTGCTAATGACACATTAGGAGGTGAAACAACAGTAGCATCACCACTTCTCAGCAGGTTTGTTTCTTCAGGTTCAGTAATAAATGTGGGTACTACAGTATCAAATTTATTAGGAACAACTCCGGCTATTAATACAATTAAATTTGTAGCTACAGGGGTTAGTGGTAGTGAGGAAATAAATTTTCATGGCATCGAACTAATAGTCCAAGACACCACATCAACTGCAACCAAATCACAGATACAGATTCCTTCACAGAATGTAGTCTCATACGGCAAGAAGTTTACTGTAGGTGGAAGTTCTGCTCATACACACTATGATCCGTTCAATGGATTTACTAATGGGACAACACTCCACTCGGCTGTTGTAGATACTGCAACATCACTAGGACTGTCTACAGGAACATTACATGGTGCAACATGGGCAATAAGTGGTACTAATAATATACGGCCTTACAATGGTGGCAGAGTTGTCAAGTGGGTTGACTCTAGTGGAGTTATAAAGACCTCAGTAAACATGATGCCACCTAATGCTCAAAACACTGGCACAAGTGCTGGTGGAAATGGTACTGTTTCCGCAGAGATTACAACTCCAAGTGCAACTAATGTATATCTACCAGCTTTTAGTGATGACCCAATAGATCATTCACTTGCAGAAGTTGCCAAGACATTCCATTGGAGAGAGTTTGGGAATGGTGCAGCAAATGGTGGTTATAGTCCTACTTATGCAGATGCAAGTATGCTTCCTACTACTTTTGATGATATTGCTTATGTTATGGATGATGGTCTTACATCTTTAACTGGAGATAATATAAAAGACAATGGTGGAGTCCCAGATTTACAAGATTCTGGATCTAGTGCTTACTGGACTTTTATAGGTACAGGATTCTCAGGAAGAAATGATACAATAGTACAAAATTTGCCTTATGGTACTCATGTGTTAAAGATTACCATTGGAGGTAGTGTTCAGGCTATTACTTGTGACGGAGTCTTAGTCCATACTGGCACTGAGAGTGCTTTCCCAAATTTGATGAATGCTTTAGGGCAGGGAGATTGGATTTCCATATTCCAACCAAAAATGCCACCTATACCAGAGGATGCTGTAGTCATTTCGGATTACATGCTGATGGCAGATTTTGTTGCTCAGACAGCAGATGGTGTAGATAAAATTAGTAAAGGGGTAAGGTATGTATCATCTTCAAGAGATGTTTTTTATGATGGTGCTGTTGCTTGGACAGCTACTGCTATTCATGTAGATAGAAGGTCTGGGTATACTACAGAATATCCAACAAGTGGAGGTCATGCAGATTGTGTTACAAAAATTCCATCTTTTGCAACCCAAATAGTACATTGTGCATATTCTGTTGCATCAAGATACCAGACATTTAACGTCAATGGTTCAGGCGGAACTATTACAAATCGTTATGGTTCTGGTCATGGTGGGGTAGAAGTTTCTTCAGCATCAACTTTAGGGAATAATATTTGGTCTGTAGAAGGTACTTCTCAAACTGCATATATTGGTGATGAAGGTTGGCAATTAGCCACCCCAATCCACACATCATCCCACTACCAGACCTTTGAAACACCATTACTGCATGAGCTAGTCGGAGGCGATAGAAACATGGAGCAGAATAATCTGGTGGTTACTGGTGATGGTAAGACATGGGATGATGTGACTAGGGATACGAGTTATATTGGCTCTGGTTCTTTATCATTATCGGCAGATCATGGGGAAATTAATGTTGAAAGTGTTGTAATAATGGATGAGTGTCGTGGTTTTAAGACAGATGGTAATGCTATAAATCACTATAATAAGGATTTTGCAATAGCTTATGATAGACAGATTTGTCTTAGGGATGGACAGTATCAAATTTCACAGTCAAGTATTTATAGAGATAATGCATTGCAAATAGGTGGTTCTGTTCGTGTGAATGGAGATAAACTATTTGAACATCATTGCTCCTATTCTAATTGGAATACTGGTGGTCAGACTGCCACTGTAGAATTAAAAAGAGGAGATTATGTGCAGGTTTTTGGCGGTGCATGGAGCGAAAATGACCCATATAGTGCATATTCTATTGAAAGGTTAAACTAATGTACATATCCCACAAATCAAACGTACTCCAAACAGTTCACGAGACAGAATGGCAGTGTCGGAGAAAAGTAAAAGGTCAAAGCAAGTCTGAATACTGGACATGGTTAGCAACTGTTACCTCTGGTGATCCACCTGTAGTAGATTACTCTGGTGAAACAGGATACACAATCGTTGAGTGTACTGATGAAGATGTATCTGCAAGACTGAATCAGCTTGGTGATTATGTTAATAGTAATCGTTTACCAGATGAAGCATTAGTCTACAACATCACATGGTCAGACTCCAAAGTAAGTGCAGTCACAGGTCAGGATATTGATGGTAATGATATTACCATACAGACCCATTTTTCAGGGGATGATACTGCTAGAAATGCAAGACTACTCGCAAACAAATGGACAGCAGTTCGTAGAGAAAGAGACAGGAGACTTAGTCAGACTGACTATTTGGCACTGTCTGATAATACAGTTTCTGGAGCAATGCAGATCTATCGTCAGAAGTTAAGAGATGTACCTGCACAAAGTGATGTGGATGATATTACTTGGCCTATAAAACCATGAACACTCAGGTAAATGAAAAAATCTGTTCACAAATCATTATTAGGAGGAGGTGGAAATGCAATTGAGAATAGGAAGTTACTCAATTTTTGGGCAAGGTTTATCATCAGTACAGCAAACTCTATCACGTTTCTTGCGATATTATATTTGTTGTTTTTCGCAGAGGTTAAAGATTCTTCAAGGGATCTTGTTAATATCTTACTTGGGGCTTATGTCGCTGTGCTTGCAAAGTCTACTGACTATTGGTTCAAAGACAAGAGAGACCCTGAACATGGAGAGGAAGAATAATGGCAATACATGAAGACATACAATCGGTGTCAGAACACCAAATTTACAAGACTCTAGCTCCTATTGTTAGCATAGCTTTAGTGGGTACAGTAGCGTGGATGTTCCAATTGCTTTTAGATTTAGAAAATAAAGCATTAAAAAACGAGCAAGCAATTATACACATGCAAGGTGACTCTGATGATGTGTGGAAAGACATAGGATCTATGCGAACAACTTTAACAGACATAAGGATTTATATAGGTAATGGTGCTAGTGGAAGGAAACATTAATGGAGCAGCGTATGTCAATAAACAATATACTTTTAGTGATTGGGAGTATAGTAATAGCCTCAATTACTTGGTTATTAATAACAGTCTCTGATCTTTCGGGTGATGTTAAGGTTATAAGATTTCAAGTTAACCAAAATAGTGAAGACCTCAAAGTGTTAAAGGCAAGAGAGTAATAAATATAAGGAGTGCTAATGACCAAGGAAGAGAAAGAACATTTAGATAGATTAGATAAGTTACATAAACAAGGTAAAAAGAAATAATTAAATAATAATAAAGGAGAAAAATGATTGGATTATTAGCCCCACTTATAGGTGGCACGGTTAAAACATTGTGTATGAGTATGCTCTCAGAGAAGCTTCTCAAAGAGGTCATCCTTATTTTACTTCGTAGGCTTGTGACATCTACTGATAACAAGGTAGATGATAAGTTGCTTGCTGCCTATGAAAAAAGCATAGTTTAATAACTCCGTAAGGACTTATTTTACTTCGTCGCTCATTTTTAAAAATTGTAACAGTGTGGATAGCTATGTGGAATTTTAAGAACGTGATTAAATCTTTTACTTTTGATGAAATGGCATGCAAAAATTGCCCTCATTGCGGTGGTATATCTGATATGAATGAAGACTTTATGATGAAGCTTCAACAGTTAAGAGATGCATGTGGTTTCCCTCTGCCTGTAAACTCAGGGTTTCGTTGCGCCCAAAAAAATATTGATTGCGGTGGGCATTTAGGTAGTGCACATCTTACAGGTGAAGGTGTAGATTTAAGAGTAGATAGAGACAAGGCTCGTGTTGTAATACAGAAAGCAATTGAGATGGGTTTTTCGGTAGGTATTGCTCAGAAAGGAGCTTCTCGATTCGTACATATAGATTCTAAAATTCGCAAGTCAGGTAAAGCAAATCTCTGGAGTTATGCATAATGCCAAGGACTGTTATAAGACAATTTACTGGTGGTGTTTCTAACGAGTTAGACCCACAGAATCTTCGTGATGACCAAGGAGAGACTGCTCTTGATATTAATCTCAAAGGCTTTGCTCTTGAGCCAGGAGATGGTACTGCACCACTAGCAGTAGCTGGACATTATTTTTATCGTGGTGAATGGATTAGAGATTCTGAAGCGGTATCATTTGAAGAATCTGGGATAGGTGTTGTTAAGACTTTTGATAATAAGAGGCCGCAGTTTGAAGAAATAATAAAAGATGATGTTAATATATCAAGAGATTTAGGGCCGTCATTACCTCCTTCTACAGCTATATCTGGTATTATAGCATCTGAAGGTACTAGAGGTGAACGCCCAGGTGATGGT